TAATAATCTTTCATCACACGATAAAATACTGTTAAGTGTTACTAAAAAAGATGATCCAAATATTTTATACAGAACTTTATATATAGAATTAGGAAATGCAATAGAAAATTCTATAATAATACCTTTCAAGTTTGACTTCGAATTCGAACAAAGAGAAGTAAGTATATACACAAATAAATATTTTAAATCATACAGCTATAAGGTCACGCAATGACTAACAAATTAAAAGTAATAGACTATGATATGATCTATCTAAGCTATGACGAGCCAAACGCAGAGCGTAATTATGCTGACCTATGTCAAAAGGTTCCGTGGGCAAAACGTGTCCACGGGGTTAAAGGATCAGATGCAGCACACAAGGCTTGTGCTGAATTATCAGAAACTGATCGCTTTATTACTGTCGATGGCGACAATATTATAGATCCTACTTTTTTACAGCAAGAAATTGACCTAGCTCAAAACGAAGACCTAGGACATTGCGTAATTAGCTGGGCTGCAAATAATCAAGTAAATGGATTAATCTACGGAAACGGCGGTTTAAAATGTTGGCCTAAAAAGTATGTTCTAGACATGCGTACTCATGAAGCAGCAGATCCTAATAATAAACATGCGCAGGTTGACTTTTGTTGGGATGTTCAATATATCCAAATAGAAAAATGTTTTAGTAAAATTATGAACAATGCTACTCCTCAACAAGCATGGCGTGCTGGTTTCCGCGAAGGCGTAAAAATGTGTCTTGACAGAGGAGCACGTCCTGCTGCTGTAGAAGACTTTTTTAAGAACGATTGGCGCAATCTACATAGAGCATATATATGGATGACAGTAGGTGCAGATGCTAACAACGGCCTTTGGTCAATATATGGTGCTAGAAAAGGATTCTTCCTCACAATGTTTACAGATTGGGATTTTGTAAATGTTAGAGATTTTGATTATCTAAATAACTACTGGAATGAAACAACTGAAACAGTTTCAGAGGACAATCTAATAGAAGAAATTAAAAAGCTAGGCAAACTTATTAAGAGTTATATTGATATTCCTGTTCCAACTGTACCACTAGACGCTGAAGCAAGTAAATTTTATAAGCATACATACCAAAGTCCAGCAAGACTAAAAGCTGGGTTTTTAATGGATCAACAATGAGCAACGAATCTTATAGAATAATATCACTTAATAAGTAGGAATAAAATTATGACAGCATATACAAAAGAAGATGTTAAAAAGGCAAACTGTTCTATTTGCCCAGTTCCATGGATGCATATGGCATTAGAACCTAATGGTAAAATTATTCCCTGTTGTTTGACGTCACAACATGAATCTGCAAATTTAGGAAATATCAAAACAGATAAATTTGAAGATATTTGGAACAGCGACAGGATGAAAAAACTCCGAGTTGATATGCTGAACGGAGAAATTCCTAATTATTGTAAGACTTGTACTGACCGAGAACCTATTACAGGGGACAGTAGTAGAATCTTTCATCTGAGAGAGTTTCCTCATGTGATTGATAGAATACCTGAAACTACACTAGCAGATGGTACTGTTACAGAAATGAAATTAAAATATTGGGACTTTAGATTCAGTAATCTCTGTAATTTTAAGTGCCGTTCGTGCGGCCCAGTTTATAGTTCTAGCTGGTTACCCGATGCTAAAAAATTAAATTGGCCTGTAGAAGACTGGCAAAAAGTAGTTACTACTGACGAAATTGATGGTCTAGATAACTACAAATTTCTCGAGAGTCAAGTAGGCGAAGTAGAAAAGATTTACTTTGCTGGCGGTGAACCACTACTAATGCCAGAACATTGGTATATCCTTGAAATGTTAGTAAAAGCTAAAAGATTTGACGTTAAAATATGTTATAACACAAATACATCTAAGTTAACATACAAAGGAAAAAGTGTATTAGATTATTGGAAACAATGGGAACCTGGCAAAATTGAAGTATGGACTAGTTTAGACGAGATTGATAACCGCGCAGAACTAATACGTGCTGGCACTGATTGGGCCAAGGTAGAGGAAAATTTAAAAGAAATGACTACATTGGATAATATTGTTGTTCGTCCTGGAATTACTACAGGTGCCTGGAATGTATTTAGAATACCAGAAATTGTTGAGAGACTAATAGAACTTGGTGTTGTTAAAAAAGATGAGAAGTTAGGTTATAACTATACTAACTTCTTTTTAAATTATCTCGATCGTCCTGAAAAATATAATGTTAGAATTTTACCAGATTGGTTTAAAAAAGAAACAATAATTAAATTAAATAATTTTATTGCTGATCACGATAAGAAATATAATACATCAATTAGACATCGTTTAGAGCATATCTTACATGAACTAACTAAACCGTTTGATCTCGAGTTTGCTAGAAAATTTGTTAAAGATACCGAAATAATGGATAAACTTAGAAACGAAAATATGTATGCAACTGTGCCCGAAATGCTTTATGTAAAAGAAGAAGTTGAAAAGCACGATAAAAAAATCTAAAATAATTGTACAGTATACAGAGAGATGATGAATGGATGAATTAGATAAGTTACGCGAAGCAATTCTAGATAGTGAAACATTTTGTTTCTATCCGTTTTTAGAAATAAGCACTCGTCCAAACGGCGCAGTATTTCCTTGTTGTTACTGGAATGACTTTACTACTCAAGGTTTCTACGATCAAGAAAGAATAAGCAATGACAATACAATACGTACTTTTTGGAATAATGATTTAGTACAGCGTGTTCGAATTGATGTTGCTAGCGAAAAGAAAGTAGGCGGCTGCTCTACTTGTTATCGAGACGGTAAGTCTAGTATGAGACAGCGCAGTATTAAAGAATATAGCAACGATAGAGATAAACTTCAATTAGTTAAAGATACATTAGACAATAGTGGCATAGCAATTCATACTCCAATAAAACTTGAATTAAAACCAAGTAACTTGTGTAATCTAAAATGTTTAATATGTAACTCTTATGATTCGTCGCAGATCGAAAAAGAATTTATAGCTTTGAGCAAAGACTCTGGCATCGAAACCAAAGGAGGCTCATTCTTTCGAAAGATTGACAAACCAGGTATTTGGGAAGCAGGATTTCCGCTCGAACAAGTATCAACGGCGGATTGGGCCGAGTCGGTAAAGTTTTGGAAAGAAGTTGAGATGTTTCTCCCTAAAATTGAAGTATTAAGTTTTGCAGGCGGCGAGCCTACACTTAATCCGGTAGTACATAAGATGATTGAATATTGTGTAACTAATGACTATGCTAAAAATATTACAGTATTTGTTAGCAGCAATTTTACTAATCTTAATGCAAAGTTTCTCAAATCTATGAGACATTTTAAGAAATTTGAATTGATTGCAAGTATCGATGCAGTAGGCGAAGTACAAGAGTATAGTAGATTCCCGTCACGCTGGAGCCAAATACAAAAGAATTTTGAAGAAGCCAAACAATATATGAAGCATAATAATATTAAAATTTTAGTTAACGCTACTGTAAGTATATTTAATATATTTGAAATACATAAATTGTTATGGTATATTGACGAGCAATCAAAATTGTATCCGTATTATAAAGAATGGCCGTTTAACATTAATTTGCTAGCGTACCCTCCACACCAAGAAATTACAATAATACCTGAAAAATTTCGTGAGCCTATTATTAATGAATTACAAAATTATATCGATAATAGTAGTATGATAAAACAGTTTCCAGAATTACAAATTAAAATTGATTTACTAATCGATCAATTATCAATACCGTGTAATAATAACGATTCAATAAAGAAATTAACTTTATTAAGAGATTCGCTAGACGTATTAGATAAGCATCGCGGTGTAAGTTACAAAGAGTCTATTCCTCAGTTAGACCAAATTTTTAAGGATACATTAGCATGAGTAAAGCAGCACTGATTAATTATAACGGAAAACATTATAATAAAATAATTAATCTTTCGGATTCTGTAGTAATAACCTGGGTAATTAATAATATATGTACAAATAGTTGTTCATATTGCCCTGCTGATTTGCATACAGGAAAAAATCATCATTATGAATGGAATACTGCTAAAGAGTTTATCAATGAATGTTTCGATCGATACGGTAAATTGCATTTTAGTATAGCAGGCGGCGAGCCGTCGATAAGTCCTTTCTTTAAAGAAATGGTAGATTTGATTTATGATCGAGGCGGCTCAGTAACACTTACGACTAATTTAGCAAAATCAGTACAATGGTGGGGCAAAATAGCGTCTAAAATGTCTAGTATCGGTTGTAGTTATCATCCTGAGTTTATGTTAACACAGAACGATGAAGATCTATTTTTTGAAAAAATTGCAGTAACTTCAAAATTAACCGGAGTAACAGTTCGTGTAATGATGCACCCTGATCACTGGGACAAATGCATAGCGTTTTATAATAGGCTTAAGGATAGTGATTTGATGATCTCTTTAGAAATTGTAAGGATTTTAGATAATTTTGGAATTGGCGACCCGTTCTGTGTAATAAATTACACAGCAGAGCAAGATAAACTTTTAAATGAAACTCCGATAATTCAACGATGGGCTACATTACCTTCTACTTACAGGAATATTAATATCCGATCAGAAATAGTAGATGTATCAAATACTAAAGAAGACTTCTCATACGAGTTTGTAAGTGGGTTAACAAACTCACAAAACACTAATTTTGAAGGATGGACTTGTAATGTAGGATTAGAAAGTCTGTTTGTACATTACGACGGCAGAGTACATCGAGGCAATTGTGCAGTCGGCGGCAATATTGGAAATATAAATACCAGTGTAGATTGGCCAACAACCAGTATAATATGTAATAAAAATGAATGTCACTGTGCTGCGGATATTTTATTATCAAAGGAAATTAAATGATGTCAAAAATATTATTAGTTGCTGGATGTAGTCATTCGTGCGGATCAGAAATAATGAGTGTAGGATCTGGTAGAGAAGATCCAAAAAATTTAGAGAAATGTTTCGGTAATAAGATAGCAGTAAGAAATAATATGCAGATGGTAAACATAGCATCTGTTGGCGCCTCAAATAGATTAATCGAATCAAGTATTGTAAAAAATATCAATAGGCTTACTGCAACAGGTATTCTTCCAGAAGATATAATAGTACTAATAGGATGGTCTAGTTTTTCGAGAGATTATGTAATTCAAAACAATACATATTGGGGATGGACACTTAATCAACACCTTGCTAAAGATTGGAAAACCTATGCAACCAGTGATATTAGAAAATTTTATAAGTTATGGACAAGATTTGTAGATTATGATGTTTTATGTAATGCTCATGTAGTAAGACATCAGTTGCTGTCGGGTTATCTTCGTAACAAAGGTATCAAATACTACGCCTTTAATGCAATAGACGGAATTAACTATCCTAATAATGATCCTACTAATTTCTTTAATGATAACACAGTTGATTTGACAGGATTTAAAGAAGTAGAGAACGATCTTTATTACAGATTGCCGTTCAGTTCAGAGGACAGTTATTTTCAGTCGTTACAACACAAATATAAATTAGATCCAAGAGATGGCGATAGATGGTATCACTATTTAGAAAACGGTCATGAAATATGGGCAGACGTATTAGAGAAAGAAATGAAAAAGATAGGATTGTTATAATTAAGTATGTATGATATTGTATTCATAAGTTATCGAGAACCTAACGCAGATGCTAACTACGCTGCCCTAAAGGCTAGATTTCCATCAGTAAAACGTGTCCACGGCGTCAAAGGTATACATCAAGCACACATTGCCGCAGCAAAGCGTTGCTTTACTAAAATGTTTTGGATCGTTGATGCTGATGCATTAATAGTCGACGACTTTAACTTTGACTATCTAGTATCAGACTGGGATCAAGACGCTGTTCATGTATGGAGAAGTCAAAATCCCGTAAATGATTTAGTGTACGGCTACGGTGGTGTAAAATTATTTCCTAGACATCTTGCTATTGATATGGATACATCAAAACCTGACATGACTACTAGTATTACAAATAAATTTAAATCTATGTCAAAAATATCTAACATTACTGCATTTAACACGGATTCGTTTAGTGCATGGCGTAGTGCGTTTAGAGAATGTGTCAAATTGTCTAGTAAGATTATAGATCGACAAAATAATATAGAAACTGAAGAAAGATTACTTGCCTGGAAAACTGTAGGAGAAAACAGGCCGTTCGGCAAATATGCAATTGCTGGTGCCAACGCAGGTTTTGAATACGGCGTAAAAAATAAAATTAATACAGAAGCACTTAAACTAATAAACGATTTTGATTGGATGTATGAACAGTTTTCAAAAAATACCCTGGAATGATATAACAGAATTTGGGCAAGAGACTATGCTAAAAGGTCGTCTTTTTACAGTTTCGTGGATCTTGGCTAGATTTTGTAATTATTCGTGCAGTTATTGCTGGCCTTACGCTAGATCTAGTACCCCCGACCACCAAGATTTAGAATTGTACTTACACACAGTGGATAGTATCAAGGCACAAGCCCGTGCAAATAACTTCACTGATTTTCACTTCAGTTTCAGTGGCGGCGAACCTACAGCGTATAAACACTTTGATAAGATAATAGAGCATTATGCAAACGACAACGAAGTTGAATATCAAAGTCTGCATATGACCACTAATCTAAGCCCTGGCACTAAGTGGTGGGAACGCTGGCTAGAAAATACCAAAACATTACAGCGTAGAAGCATAACAGCCAGCTACCATGCAGAATTTGCACAAGAAGAAGAGTTTGGTGATAAATGTCTACAGCACAATATTACAGTGTTACAAAAAAACATGATCCTAATATACTTTATAGACTTTTAAAATTTAATAAACAAGACAACGAATATATAGTACCGTTTAATCACGACTTTGAAATTGACACATTGTCTTTATCAATATATACTGTTCGTAAGTTCTCTACATATGCTTATGAGGTAATTGATGGCTAAAACATTTAGGGTTATTGACTATGATATTGTATATCTAAGTTATGACGAACCCAACGCTGAACAAAATTACGCAGACCTTTGTAAAAAAGTGCCATGGGCAAAACGTGTGCATGGAGTAAAAGGCAGCGACAGCGCTCACAAAGCAGCGGCAAATTTAAGCGAAACAGACAGATTTATCACAGTTGACGGCGACAATAGAATACGAGACGACTTTCTCAGCCAAAGCATTGACTTTGATACCAACGTCGACTTAACAAATAAAGTAATCAGTTGGACTGCAAAAAATGCTATCAACGGATTATCATACGGCAACGGCGGATTAAAATGCTGGCCTAAAGAATACGTGTTGGATATGCGTACACACGAAAATGCCGATCCTGACAACATTCATGCACAGGTAGATTTTTGTTGGAACACTGAATACATCCAAATGAATGGTACATTCAGCGATATATACAACAACGCTAGTCCAAAGCAAGCATGGCGTGCTGGTTTCCGCGAAGGTGTCAAAATGGCACTGGATAGAGGTATGCGTGTAAACATAGAAGACTTTCATAAAAATCATTGGAAGAACTTGCATCGTTTATACATTTGGCTTATGATAGGTGCAGATGTAGAAAACGGCATGTGGGCTATCTACGGAGCAAGAGAAGGCCTATGGCGTACTATGTGTACTGACTGGGACTTTGTAAATGTTCGTGATTTTGAATATCTAAACGATTTTTACAACACAGAGATTGCACCAATTACAGAAGAAGAACTTCCTGACCGTGTTGAAGATATGGGTGCGCTACTAATCAATGAGTTAAACATTCCTATTGCGGAAACACCGTTTGATGCGGGCGGCAGTAGATTCTTTAAAACTGTGTATCAAAATCCTGCTCGCGATAACAGCAAACAATTTTTAGATAGAGAAGTATAATGGAACGTAGCGAAAGCGAAGAAATCAAGCGTATTGATGAAATAACAAAAGAAATTGAGATTGTAGCTAGTTATCCTAGGCCGTACGAAATTTTTTATGCCGACACATATGATCAATATGTTCAGGCACTTGAAACTTCAAAGCAAGATCTTTTTTGGATAGTTCCTAATACAGTAACTTTGGAAACTAGTTTTGATTTTAACTGGACTATTGATCATCACAACCAATACGACAGAAGAATCAATCATGTGTTTTTAAACGGCAAATACCATGACGGAGTTATACTTTGTAGTAAGTACTTGAAAATTAGTGCTAGAGAATGGCAATTTAAATTTATTGCAGGTAAAAAAGAACACAATACTGTTGCTAGTATGCCAAACACTTACGATATTGTTTTTATCAGTTATCAAGAACCAAATGCTGACGAAAATTATGCCAAGTTATTGGAAAAAGTACCAACTGCAAAGCGTGTACATGGTGTAAAAGGTATTCATCAGGCACATATTGCTGCTGCCAAACTCTGCAACACGCCGATGTTTTGGATAGTAGACGGCGATGCAGAAATAGTAGAAAGTTTTAACTTTGATTATCAGGTGCCAGCATGGCAATACAATCATGTACACGTATGGCGCAGCAAAAATCCAATCAACGGACTTATATACGGCTATGGCGGCATAAAGTTGTTTCCAACACAGCTTACACAAAGCATGGACACTAACAAACCGGATATGACCACCAGCATAAGCGATAAGTTTGTAGCAGTAAAAGAAATATCCAACATTACTGCATTTAACGTAGATGCATTCAGCACATGGCGTAGTTCGTTTAGAGAATGTTGTAAGCTATCTAGCAAAGTAATTGATCGGCAAAAAGACGACGAAACTGAACTTAGGCTAAAAATTTGGACAACAATAGGCAAAGACAAAGCATTTGGAGAACATGCAATCTCGGGTGCAAAAGCAGGAATGGCTTATGGTAGTGCTAACAACGGTAACATTGAAGCACTTAAAAAAATAAACGACTTTGATTGGTTAAAGGATCGGTTTGATGGAAATTTATAAAATACTAGATAGATTTGAGCTAATAGGTTCGACAAACGAAGGTCTCGCTGATTTACGTAGAGCATA